CTTATTGTTTATAATAAACAAAAGAACCATGGAAAGAAATTCATGGTACGATATATGAAGGACCTTAACAGCATTGCTGAAAGGTACGCCATATATCAGCCGATAGAACCGTTGAAATTCTGCAAATCAGATCGAAACGGTTTTCCAACCGTAATTAAGGATTTTAAACCTTATTTACAACACGAAAACAAAGACGTTGTGAAAATGGTTTTATCCATCTTCAGAACTGTCGAACTGTTTCGGTTACCTCCATCTCATGATATTGAGACTGTTATTAGACAGCCCAATTATGATGAAAAGGTGGTAAAGGAAATTATTTCTTTTATCCCACGATTTATAAAAAGGCTATCTAAGCCTCGTTATCGCGAGATGTATTATCATTATACTGTGAAGAACGGACCCAATGGGCCCGCTTTACAAAGTAGTGATACTGATTATTGCGCAATACAACAAGATACAAACATTTACAGTGCAATATGTACTGTAAGTGAGAAATTAGAGGATAAAGAATTCCCTGTGATTGATTGCCAAGATGTAAATCCTGGTATTCATTCACGCCTTACACAATTTAGTGAAAAGGCTGGTAAAACAAGGACCATTGCTATAGTAGATTACTATTCACAACGGGCTTTGCATCCATTACATCAATCCCTTATGGAATTGCTGCGTGGATTACCATCAGATGGAACATTCTCTCATAGGAACGTAGGAAACTACGCGAAAGAAGCAACAAAGAATAAATCCTTTATTGCAACTTCCGACATGACTGCCTTTACTGATCTATTCCCAGCTGTCATTCAATATAATTTATTGATGGCATTGGTTAAAGATCAGGACTTAGCAAATGCATGGTGGACTCTTCTTGCGAAGAGACACTTTACAGTTGCATGGTCAGGCGAGACTGTTACCTATAATTCAGGGCAACCAATGGGCGCATATGCGTCCTGGCCACTCTGTACTCTAGCTCACCACCTTGTAGTTCATTACTGTGCATATAAATGTTCTGTGAAGAACATTAATACACAGTATCGAATTATTGGTGATGATAACGAAATTACCAATGAGGCAGTTTCGTCTCTTTATCAGGATACACTTACATCTTTAGGATGTGAGTTAAATCCTTATAAAGGTACTTGTAGTAAAGCCGGAGTGAG